GTCTATGTTAGCCATAGTAGTCTCCTAAATTATTTTGGAGACAATGATCTTACTAATTAAGACTTCTTGCCACCAAAAGTTACTCTGCTCTGCCTATCTTGTGATATCGGCATCGCGGGGTGCTCGTCTTTGTGTAGATCTTCTTCAATGGCCTTTGTCTTATCGTTGGTAAGGTTACGGAAGTATTCATCCCTATCCTCTTTTACCTCAATAGGACATCTCATCAAAAGAAGTCCGCCCGTACCTATAACGCCTTTGTACTTTCCTTCCTCGATAGCTGGTAAATCCATTCTATCGGGATACTCATCTGCTCTCACAAGTTCATATCCACTTCGTAATCTACCGATGACATTTTTTTCATCCTGTTGACCACGATACTCGGATCGTACCCACCTGTGGTGAAAACCTTCTGGTGGTTCTGGTGCGTCAAGGTTTGATGGAGGAACCCATCCCCTCTTTCGAGTCACCTTTTCACGGGTTTCTTGTTTGCGTGATACAGTTTTAATTCCTTTTGTAGTCATTTACGCCTCCTTCACGTGTTTTGCGTACTCTTCAAGTGGCACACCAAGTTTTTTTGCGATCGCTACTTGTGATGGTGTGAGCTTCACAGTGCGGCGTCCAGTGGACGATGTTCTTACTGCAGAGCCAACTTTTTGAGTTGGTCTAGTTTGATTTCCTTGTTGAGGAAAGTTTCTTGCAATTCGTTTATCTATCTCAGTATAATACTCATCTGTCGATGCGTCAAATCCTTCTTCAACCAATTCTTCGTGTAATCCCATGGCAGCGTACGTCATTACCTTGTTTTTACCAAACCATGAGTTCCTAGATGCCCATTCAGCAGCTTTTGGATCTGGCTCTGGAATAGGCTGTTGATTCTGTTGATTACCTGTTTGAACGTTTTGTTGTAATATTTCAGGCATAGGTTCGCCTTGAAACTCTTGACCTTTTGTTCTCTCTCTTTTCTGTTTAGAAACATTTACACGTTCTTTTTCTATTGCTAATCTTGCTATCTCTTGTTGAGCTTCAACTTGTTTATTAACATCACCTGCTTGCATAGCAGCTTCCATGGCTCTTTTAGCAAAAGCCTCTTGTGTTACTAATTTATCTTCAATATTTTTTATAGCATGTTCATCTTTTTGAGCTCCAAGATTAACAGCTTGTTTATATTTATCATTTACGTTTTTAGCATACTCAATAGCAGCTTGTTCACGTCTTTCCGCTTCGCGCATTTTACGTGTTAACTTGTCGATACGGCGTTTTACCGAAGCAGAATACTCCTCTAGCTCCTCTTCTTTAGCAGCTTTTTTTGGTTCTTCTACTACAGGAGCCTCTTCAACTTGAACTTCAGGTTGATTAGATTGCGTCTGCTCCTTCTGGTTTTCTTCTTTCAACTCCACTTCGACGGGATCCCCAGACGTATCTATAGGAACCATTTTGTCATTTTGTGTTTGTTCTTGCATAGAATTCTCCATGTTTATAGTATGTTAGCTGGCAATATATCTCTAGGATCATCAATGACAGCCAGTATTTCATCGTCATTTATAATCCTCAACTCACCACCATCTATTCTAATTCTAGATCCTGCATAGCGAGTGATCAAAACCCAATCGTCCGTTTTACACCATGGACCAGTGGGAAACTTTTCTTTATCTTTATAAGCATCAGGCCCTACTTTTAGAACTTTACAAATATTAGTCGTAATTTGGGACTCTGCAACAGTCTCATCTGTTAATATAATACCTGATTTTGTTTTACTATCTAGTTTAAGAGGAAACAATACAATCCTATATCCCGTAGGATTAGGCACTTTCTCTATCTCTTTTTTCTGTTTTTCAACAGCTTTGCCATCCCATACATGTTTTGGCACAATTAATTTACTCATCTTCTAGCTCCGTTTTCTTCAGCAGGTCCGTGAGTTCCTGTTCAGCTTCTTTTAGACCGTTATACCTACCGACCATGTATCGATATGTATCCCAATCTTTTACACCATTAGCTATAGCGTCTTTTATGACCTCTTGTCTAGCTTTTAGTTCATTTTTGTAATACGAAAAAAAATTTTCTAATCTCATTTAGATTCTATTTCCTTTTGTTTTTTCATCTCTTTTTCAACTATTTCAAAAATTACAGAGTCAACTATGTTAAAAGCTAAGGTATATCTAGGATTTTTTGATTTGTGAGGAGTTGTCATATGATGCATACTACTTGGCCATAAATATAAAGTATTTTTAGTATAGTGTGTAGCAAAGTCCATATCAGGAAAAACTAACTCAGAAGCTCCCTCATCAGACTGAATACAAAAAGATCCAGCCCATGTATACCCTAGATGAGAGTGTAATATAGTTTTCTCTCCCTCCTCATGTTTCATCGCCCAAGACTCTGATATGCCATTAATTGGCACTATTTTGTGGGGTGTTCTAAGACAAAGACATGTTCTTAATATGCTTAAAACTGTGCTATGCAACTTATCGTAGACAGGATCATCAACTAATTTTTCAAAACTAGTCATGTTTGCTTTTACATTAGTAGTATGATCTAAAGCATCCTTAACAGTCAATTCTTTTGTTCTATCTAAAACTTTTTGCAAATAATCTTCTTCAAAAACATTTTTAAATACATAAATCGCATGGTGACCCATGTGACTGTTCTGAACAATTTGCGTATCGTATTTTAACTCGGTGAACATGATTTCATAAGTGCTGCCATCTTTTTAGCTCTATTTGGTGTTTGGTTTGCCCACTTTGAATCAAGCATCTCGAAACTTGCACCTATGTAGTTATATTCAGATAAAGCCTCCCACATTTTTTTAAATTTAGATACGCCAGTTTTACCTAATTGAAAAATCATTTCAACGACTACTTCTTTAGCCTGTCCTTCTAAATCTTTACAGTTGTGTTGTTCTATTAACTCATCTGCCCCAGCGATGGCTTCACGTAGATCCTTATGTAATATTTCTTCAAGGTATCCCCATTCATATTCCTTATCATCTTCCCAATGATCTTCTACACACAGATGGCCATAACCAACTGTTCTTTTTCCTAACGTATCTAGGTAAACTTTAGTTCTATAACCCTCGTGTTCTTTCACTGATTTTAACAATCTATCTCTGTTCATGCTTTTCCTTTCGATTTTCTAATAGCCTGCTTGCCTTTTTTTGCAATCGCAGCCTGTTTATTTTTGCCTTGCACTTTAGCTCTTTGTTCTACAACAGTCAATATTTGTATTTTTCTAGCAAAAGGTTTCTTAATTCTTTTTACCTTCGCAACAGTTCTTCTAGCATCAGCTGGAGTAGCATATTTTATCTTAACTGTGTCTTTAGGGTTTTCATCTGTATACAGACGACGACCACTACCTTTTGGTTTTTTTCCTGTTCCTTTTAGTGGATCTTTTCTTTTTTTCGACACCTTTAATTACTCCTTTGTTTTTAGAAGCATAGAAGACAGCCTCGGCATCTTTGCCGTAGGTCCTCTTCATGGACTTCATGATTTTTTTGCCTTTCTTATTTAAAGGCACTACTTTCCTCTAATAACTTTTTGTAAAGTTCTAGCTTGTTTAGCATGTGTGTTAGATGCTTTTTTCAAACCTTTGATAACTTTTTTTACTTTTTTCTTTGATCCTTTTTTCATTTCTTTTTAAACATTCCTATTGCACTAGATCCTGCCTTAATCCCAAAGCTAGCAGAAATAGCTATGTATAACAAATTGTGGTAATACGACGGCAAATCCTGCAGTGCGAGAAACCCTTTATGTACATGTTCTTGTAAAGGCGTGAAGACTAAAACGGCTGGAAGTAGTAGAACAATGAGAGCTACCTCATCTTTCCAGCTTCCTTTCATTTGGTCTACTGCACTTTGCTCCCATGCAACTTTACCAGCAATTTGGTCTTCTTTAAGTTTTTGAGTTGCTTTGATAGTTGTAAGTTTAAGTTCTTGTTTTGCTTTCTTGGTTTCTACAAAACCCTTGACGCCATCTGCGACGACGCCAAGTAATGGTTTAGCTAATAATTGCCACATAAAATTCTAGATTGCTCCTATGATAACTATTACGATCAACGCTACAATAGCTGCTTTGATCCAATCTTTCATCTTCCAATCAGACCATTCTTTCAAATGTGCCCATAGATCTTTTAGTAAGTTCATACAAACCTCCTTTTTAATTCGCGAAGTATACTACTTTACACCCTTAAATGGAACTTTTTTAATCTGCATGTTGCTAGTTTGTCCTTTTGGCCCAGCTCCTTTGTTCTGTTTTACAACAAAACCAGGGAAAACCTGCTCTGTTGTTGAAGCAACTTTTGTATTAGGAAATGGGTTTTTTGGCTTTACAACTTCTACTTTTGTTTTTTTAAATTTCATGATCTCGCCTTTCCATACCCACGTTGAGCCAACCTACCTGCCAACCCACCGTGATGTTTCACTGCTGGTCCACCTTTTTTAAGACCTTGTTTTTTTAAACCGTTTATAGCCTCTCCTACTCCACCACCGTTAGCTTTTTTAATTACACCACGGCCCATAAGAATGTCTTTTTTTGTTATTTTACCGTCACCACTTAAATCAGGAAATCCACCATCTTTTAATTTTTTTATTGAACCTCCGTCTTTTTTACCTTGTTTGATCTCATCAGCAAAAAGAAATAAAAACTCATCTGCTATCTTTTTAGCCTCTGTTCTTTCTTTTCCTGACAAACTACTAGCTTTATTATACAAAAAATTTTTCATTTCAGCGTATGTTTTTGGTTTAGTTTCTGTAGCCATAATGATTAATGTATAGTCGGTTTTATAAGATTTATCAAGTCTTTACCATTGTGATCCATAATGTCATTATATTCTTGTAGAGACAGGTTATTTGAGTACAGCATTTTTGCTGCTCCCATCATTGCACCAGCTAAAAGCACTTGATCTTCTGAGCTTTGTGTACTTTTGTCAGAAAAAGCCATCAATTCTACTGGTGTTCTCATTTTAGTTTTTTCGTTTAGACAGATTAACATTTGCTCGTAATTGTGCAATATCTTCTTGCGAATCTAGTTTAGCTTCTGTCAATTCTTCGTTTTGAGCTAGTTTTGCAGCGTCCATAGCCACTCTTGCCTCATCTGCAGCAGCTTTTCTCTGTAAATCTTGAGCTTTTAAGTTAATTTCTTGCTGTTTTAACTCAATTAATGGGTCTTGACCTTGTTCACCCATCATTTGTTGTTCTTCAGTGACCATTTGTTCAGTCATTTGTACAATTCTTTCAGCAATTTTTGATTCTAACAGCTCTTGCATCTCATTTTGCTGCTCTGGAGGTATCTGACCACCAGCTCTTGCTTGCATTTCTTCTAATTCTTTTTGCATTTCCTGTTCTACCTCCTCCCTTGCCTGTAAAGCAACGTGTTCTGCTATATGTGATTGTAGAATAATCATAGCTTGTGGATTTGTTTTTACTAAAGCACTAGAGAAAAAAGCTCTATGAGCATCAATGTGAGCTACATGATTTTGTTTTCTAAAAGCAGTTAGTGCGCCTCCTGTTATAGCTGTAGAGTTTTCTTGTCCAGGATCTAATGGTTGTGGTCCACTTGGAACTGGCAGTATTGCATCTATGTTTTGAACACCCATAGCAGAATACATTCTTCTAAAAGCCTCATACATGTTATGCATCTCTGGTGCAGCTTGCGCTAATTGCAACTGTGTTTGAGCCAAAGTAATTCTTTGTGACATTGAGAATATAGTTGGATCAGATACAGGTATGATATCTATTCTTTCATCAAAATCAGAAGCTTTTAAAGTTTGCAAATCACCTTGAACCTCATAAGGATACACAGGTGGTAAAGACTCTGCAAATATTCTGGCTAATAATTTAAACTCTAGTCTTTGTGCGTAGTGCATTCTTTTGTGAATAGCAGACATGACACGCATACCTCTTTCCATAAGAGCCATGGTAGTTCCAACTGGAGCGCCAGCGTTTGCAGCGTCTCCTAATTTTTGATCTGCTACTGTTGCAAATTCTTTACCAGCTTGAACACAAAAACCTAATAGTTGAAATAAAGTTGGATCAGCCCCTTTGTAAGGTAACGGTAATAATCCTGCACGGAGATCACCACTAGGTGCATCAACATCTCTAAACTCACCAGGTTGTATTGGTTGATCATCATCGGCAACTCTTAGTCCTCTGGCTTTAAAACCAGCAGGTAAATTTGCTAAAGTTCCTGCATCTATTAGCTGTCTCAAAGCAGCTGTTGCTGTTCTAGATAACCCACCGATCATGTGAATTAAACCAAGACCATAAAAACCAAGACCAGGCATAAACTTGTAATGAACAAAGTATTGTTGTTTTTTATACAAAGAATCTTCTTGGCTATAGTTTCTGTATATAGATAGAACCTCACCAGAGCCCTCATCAATTGTCACTATGTAAGGTAATTTAATACCATCAGGATGTTCAAATCCTTCAATATCCAAATCTACGTGCATCTCTAACAGAGTATACTGATCATCTTTGTAAGAGTTTTTTTCTATGCCAGATAGTTTTCTTTCTTTTTCTTCAACTTTGTTTTGATCTTCTTCACTCGGCTGTAAAGCTATGTCACGGTAAAAACCAGTGACTTGCATTTTTTTAATATCGTTCTCTGTTCTTTTTAAAACGTGAGTTACTCTCTCACACTCCTCTAGGTTTGTAGCCGTGTACGGAACAACTAAATCTTCCGATGGAACAAACTTAGAGACAGCTCTGCCAAGGTTGGAGTCGTAGTAAATTTTTTTAAATGTTGATCCAGATAAAGGTAAATAAAATAACATTTGATCTAACTCAGGATCATATTCTTCCATAACGTGCATCATTTGATAATTCATGAACTCAGCCACACGTTGAGCTTGATCTTCTTTTTCTTTTGTAGCCATGCCAATAACCTGTGCTCTTACAGGGCCACTGGCTGGTAGTAATTCTTTATACGCTTGCGCTTGAAACTGAGTTACTGACTCAGCTAGTAAGGGGTGAGTAACACCACTAGCACCTTGAAAAGGTTGACTTCTTTCACTGTAATTTAATCCTAATAAATCTAATCCCTTTGTATAAGCTTCTTCCCACTGTTGTCTTGATCCCTTATCGTCTTCATAAGATTGACGAAGTTCACTTGAAATGTTTGTTAATACATCTGGGTCCATAAACTCTGCAAGATTACCGTCAAAACCAGTCTCTATCTGTTGTTGCTCTGGATTTACAACAGCACCGCCGTCTTCTGTCATTTCAATGTTGATAGGCTCATCCGTGCCAGGCTCTAGTTGAACTTCTTGTCCTACCTGTGCTGGTATTAATAATTCATCATTAACCGTTTGTGGTTGGTCGTAATTTGCTGGTTTTTCAACAACCATTAAGCTGCTCCTATCATTTCATCCATAGACACTAGCGGATCATACTGCACATAACCCCCTGACG